ATATAAAAATGTTTCTGGAACTATATCAACAGTTCAAACAACACAAATTAATTCTAATAGTAGTGCATTTGTAGAGGCAAACTCTATTAAAGCATCTACTTCCGGAGATGACATTACAATTACAGCATATCAAAGTTCTGGATTAAGTTCTGCTTTTGCAACCACACTAACTAATACTCCTGCAAGTCCATTAAAAGGAACTAAGGCTGGTATTATAAAAACACCATCTAGTACAAATGCTGGATCTTTAATAGATAATTTTTCTGCAGAGTCAGTTTAGTTAAAATATGATAAAATATAATAAAGGAGACTTACATGTCAGAAACCACAACGCCTGAGCAACCAGCATTACCACTAGTAAAACTAGCATTAGTTATTGATAATGAGGTTGTTGATATTTTACATACAGACGAAAGATTGTCTGCAATACTTTTAAGTAATCCAATTATTATTGATGTTAGTGAAAATTTTTATAATGAAGAAAACAGACCAACGCTTTTTGTTGGTGCAACATATAATGAAACAACTAAAACATTTAACAATGTAGAGTAGTTAAATGACAGAAAAAACTAAATGGCAAATTTGGAAAGAAGCACAGTCACAAGTAAAACCTTGGGATCTTCTTAATCCAAACAATCATACAACGGATGAAATACAAAAAGAAAGATATGATATTTGTTTGTCTTGTCCAGAATTAATTCAAGCAACCAAGACTTGCAAACTCTGTGGATGTTTTATGAATCAAAAAACAAAACTAAAAGCAGCATCTTGTCCAATTAACAAATGGCCTGCTGTACAAGACTAATGGAGAAAAATGCTTACGGCAAGAAGTTTAGAAATAATTAAAAAAGAAGGCTATGATATTAATGATCATAGTTATAAAATAGCAATTGCAGTTAATGGGGTAGTAGAATGTATTATGGACTGTAATGAATTATTGGCAAGAGTTATTGCAACACCACATCAAATGATTTTTATTGAAGATGGTCAGTTGTCCGTTGGCGACAGTTATCCCGTATAAAAATGACATTATCTAATTATACAGAACCAATTCCAGGATTTTTTATTTATGATGATGTTTTCCTAGATTCAAAAAATTTTATAGAAGAGTTAGAGTTAGAAACAAAAAAAAGAAATCTTAATTGGGGATTTGGTGGAACCCACAACTCTTATGGAGAAAAGGTTATTGACCTGTCTACAAGAAATGTTTTTTCTATTAGCATCCCATTTGAATCAGATCAAAATGATTTATTTTTACTTGAAACTTCAAATAAGTTAAAAAATTTGTTTACGCCATATGAAGAATACTACAAGGAAATGTTTCATCTAGAAACAAAAACTCACGAACCCTATTTAGTTTTAAAATATAGAAAGGGTCAATATTTTAATAATCATTTAGATGATCATATTGAAACACCAAGAAGGATGTCTTTAATTTATTATTGCAATGACGATTACGAAGGAGGAGAAATAGAATTTTCCAAGTTTAATTTAACGATTAGGCCAAAGGCTAATCAACTATTTCTTTTCCCATCAAGTTATGTATATCAGCATAAGGTTTTGCCAATAACAGGTGGTGTTAGGTATGCAATTGTTAGTTTTGTTTACTAATCAGGATACCTTGCTAACCACTCTTTAGTCTTCCAAGTAATACCCTTCCAGGCAGACCAGTCTTTACCACCATCACTCATATGGTAAGCGATTTCTGCATTTCTAACTGGATCAAATAAGTCTTCGTTAGACTTTAGGTTAAACTTATCCCGTCGATCTTGACCCATTGATCCTAACATATTGATTTGAAATAATCCATAAGAGTTGTCTCCAGTCTTTGCATTAGGATTCCAAGAATTAGGAGTACCCATAGATTCTTTCATTACTGTTGCCCAGGCAACTTTAAGAGAATAACCCTCAAACCCTACACATTTTAATATTTTAATTAGTTCATCTTTTTCAAGAGGGGTTCCATATTTATATTTTTTCTTAGTTTTATTATTTTCTTCCTTAGAAACTGAAAAAACCGCCTCAGCGGTTTGGGTTTCACTTTTTGACACGGTACTACTCAAGTTATTTTCAGCATTAGCACTAGAATTAGAGAACAAAGCAATTCCAGTTACTGCTGCGAGTATTCCAATCACTATCTTATTAGTTGTCATGACTGTTCCTCCTTAGAAACAAAAACACCATAAAGTTATGGTGTTACTCACTAGTATATCATGGATTTGGAGATTGAGTCAACTTAAAGACTTAATGTGATATAATTTCTTTATGGCTAAATACCGCAATCCAGACGAATCAGAGATGGATGTAAAGGCTCCTTCTACCTACAATATTGGAAATAAGCCACCATTGGTTAACTGGACGGTTGTAATTGGCGATAGCGCCTCTTTTAGAATATATGTACAAGATGATGCAGGAGATCCAATTGTAGTCGATGATTGGGACATTGAGGTCGATTTTAGACGGTACTCTGATAACGTTGGAGATGACTTAATATTTAAATTAGTACCAGTACAATCAGTAACTGATGGCGATGGAGAGTTTTTAGTTTCTTTGACCCCTGCTCAATCTAAACAACTAAGAACTGGTGATGTTTTTGATGTTCAACTTACAGATGCTACAAGGGTTTGGACTGTATGTCAAGGAGAAATGATCATGCTTGGCGAAGTTACAGATCAGTCATAACAAATGGCTAAAGCAACATTAACTGATGTTAAGGCAAAAGCAAAAGTAACTTCAGTAAAAGATTTTAAGTCTTCCAAAATTAAAACTGTTAATTATTCAAAAACAACTTTAACTGATGTTAAAACAAAAACCAAAATAACTCCAATAAAAGGTTTTAAATCTTCGGGTATAAAAACAGTTGACTATTCTAAAAAGGTATCAATAAATGAAATACTTCCATTTAGATTAAAGATAACTAATGTAGGTATTGAAGGTGTAAATCCTTTAAATCCCCCAGGAATTGGTATGCAGATTATTGGTTTTTCTAACTATATCTTGTAATAAAATTATGTTATAATATAAACATGGCCCGTCTATCACTAGCAAACTTAAAGTTAAGATTTCAAACAGGAGATCGTCCTTCACAGACGGACTTTGAAGATTTTATTGACACAGCAAGCGCTCAAGCAACAGATTTGGGTAGTGCAGGAAACAATGAGTCAACAATTAACGGCATTGAAAGTGCTACAGTAATTGATAATTTTGATGCAACAGAATGGAGATCTGTTAAGTATTCGGTCTCTATTAAAAAAACTTCTGGTGGCGAAAATAAATACTACGCAACAGAACTGGTTGTTCTTGCTGACAGTGCAGATGTATCTGTCACTGAGTATGGCCTTATTGACAATGATGGGAATATTGGCACCATTAGCGTCTCCCGTGCTGGAAATACAGTATCCTTAACGGTTACTCCAGTAATCGGTATAACCCCAATCACTGTACGTTATTCACGTATGGGATTAAAGGCATAAAAAAAGGAGATAAAAAATGGCAACAGTAGACAAAGATTTTAAAGTAAAAAATGGTTTAATTGTTCAAGGAGAAACAGCAACTGTTAATGGTAAAAATGTTATTACCGCAGGAACTGTAGATGCTAAAGGTGATTTAATTGTTGGTAGTGCAAATGATGCAGTAGCACGTCTTGGCGTTGGAAGCAACGGACAGGTCCTCACTGCAGCGTCAGGTGCAACATATGGCGTTCAATGGTCAGATCCAGCAGCAGTTGGTGTATTTGGTTCTTCAATTTCATTTGAAGGTGCAACAGCAGATGACTATGAGACAACTCTTGAAGTAGCAGAACCAACAGCAGATCGTACTATCACACTTCCAAACGCTACAGGTACTGTAACACTTAATGATGCAACACAAACATTAAGCAACAAAACAATTTCTTATACAAACAACACAGTTACAGTTCAAGTAGCAAATGTTTCAGATTTGACTGCAAGTGCTTCTGAACTCAACTTAGTAGATGGATCATCAGCAGGAACTATTGCAAATGGTAAGGCAGTTGTTTATGGCGCAGCAGGAGAAGTAAACGCTACAACTTTACAAATTGCTGGTACATCACTTACTGCAACCGCTACAGAACTTAACTACGTAGATGGCGTAACTTCAGCAATTCAAACTCAGTTGGATGCTAAGGCTACTTCTTCAGATCTTACAACTCACACAGGTGCAACAGAGGCACATGGTGCAACTGGTGCGGTAGTTGGAACAACTAACACACAGACACTTACAAATAAAACATTGACAAGCCCAACTCTTACAACTCCAGCACTTGGTGTTGCAACTGCTGATTCTATCAATGGTACAAGTATTCCAAGCACAAAGACTCTTGTTGTAACAACAGATAAGTTGAACGTACTTGCAGCAACATCTTCTTCAGAACTTGCTGGTATCATCTCTGATGAAACTGGTACTGGAGCACTTGTTTTTGCTAATACACCAACACTCGTAACACCAAACATTGGTGCTGCAACTGGTACATCTTTGGTTCTTTCAGGGGACCTAACAGTTAATGGTACAACAACCACAATTAACTCAACAGAAATCACAGTTGATGACAAGAACCTTACACTTGGTTCAGTAGCAACTCCAACAGATGCAGGCGCTGACGGTGGTGGTCTTACACTTAAGGGTACAACAGACAAAACCTTCTCATGGATTGATGCAACTGATGCATGGACATCTTCTGAGCACATGGATCTTGCTTCTGGCAAGGTATTAAAGATTAATGGAACTGAAGTTCTGTCAGCAACACAGTACACTGGAAATGCTGCAACAGTTACAAATGGTATTACTACAGCAAGCAAGATCTCAGCACTTGCTGCAACATCATCTTCAGAACTTGCAGGAGTTATTTCAGACGAGACAGGAACAGGCGCATTAGTATTTGCTAATACACCAACTCTTGTTACTCCAGAAATTGGAGCAGCAACAGGTACAAGCCTTGCTCTTCCAGATGCTCTTATTGGATCTGCAACAGGAACTGCTGCTGCAACTGCAACAACTATTGATACATGGTCAGCAACAACATACTCAAGCGCTAAATATATCGTACAAATGAAAAAGGGTACTGATATTGAAGTAATTGAATTACTTGTTACCATTGATGGATCAAATAACGTTTACTTAACAGAGTATGCTGATGTAGTTAGCAATGCTGAACTAGGCACAACAAACGCTGTTTACAGTTCTGGAAATGTTCTTCTTCAAGTAACTGGCGCATCTGCAGATACAAGCGTTAAAGTAAGCAAGACATACATCGAAGCATAACAAATAAAAAGTAGGGGGTAGTAAATGCCAACAACAGATAAAGACTTCAAGGTCAAGAATGGCTTAAACGTAGCCACAACAGGCATCTTTGGAGGAACTGTTACAGTTGCTACCCCAACTTTAAATACACACGCAGCAACCAAGTTGTATGTTGATACGGTTGCTGGAAATGCAAACGTTGTCCCAACCGAATCAACTGCTCCAGTTGCACCAGTAGATGGACAAATATATTTTGATACAGTTACGCAACATCTTTCGATATATTCAACAGATGCTGCCGACTGGATTATGATTGCTACTTTTGATGATACTGCAAACTTGAGACAACATATTCACGATACTGCAATTGATGGAACGGGACTTATTACTACCGTTTTTCAAGATGCAGGAGCATATGATGATGTATTCTCTTCAACACAAATTGCAGGGTTTTATGATACAGCAGAGTGGTTAACAAGTTATGATGGCGGAAGTCCGTTAGATAACTTTAATTAATCATATGTTATAATAAAGAAAGAATAAAATCTAGGGGGATTAAATTATGGCAACAAGAATGCAACAGAGACGAGGCACTGCAGCCCAATGGATATCAACCAATAGTGGCAATGGCCCAATTCTTGCAGCCGGAGAAATCGGTTACGAGTCAGATACTAATAAATTTAAAATTGGTGATGGCACAAACCACTGGCTAAGCCTTGATTACTTCATGGACGCAGATAGCACAACAAACCCTCAATTTGGTTCAAGTATTGTTTTTGAAGGTGCCACAGCAAATGGTTTTGAAACTACCCTATCAGTAACAGACCCTACAGCAGATAGAGCGATTATTCTTCCAGATGCAGCAGGAACAGTTGTTTTAGCCAACTCCTCTACTGGCGATGTTACAATTTCAGGGGATTTAACAGTAAGTGGTACAACTACTACTATTAACAGCACAACAATTAATGCTACAACAGGAATTGTTTTTGAAGGTACTACAGCAGATGCTCATGAAACAACAATTAGCGTTATAGAACCTACAGCAGATAGAGCAATTCAATTTCCAAACGCAGCAGGTACAGTAGCATTAGTTTCAGATGTTACTGAACGTCTATCAAAAGCAGGCGGTCAAATGACTGGAAATATTGATTTAAACTTGGTTACAAAAATTATTAATATGCCAGTACCTACTGCAGATACAGATGGCGCATCAAAAGTATACGTAGACACTGCCGATGCACTTAAGGCTCCAATAAATAATCCTACATTTACGGGTACAGTAACCCTTCCTGAAGGAACTGTTACATCTCCAATGATTGCTGATGGAACTATTGTTAATGCTGATATTTCAGCAACTGCAGGAATTAGTCAATCAAAAATTTCAGGACTTACTGATGATCTTGCTGCAAAACTAAGTATCACAACCGCATCTAATACATACCAAGCCATAGTTGGAAATGTTTCAAACACTGAAATTGGATATCTTGATGGAGTAACTTCTGCTATTCAAACACAATTAGATAATAAACAAGCAGTTGTTGCAGGTGTTAACAATACTGAAATTGGATATCTTGACGGAGTAACTTCAGCCATTCAAACTCAAATTGACGCAAAAGCACCACTAGCCTCTCCTACATTCACAGGAACAGTAACTCTTCCTTCAGGAACTGTTACATCTGCAATGATTCTTGATGGAACAATTGTTGTTGGAGATTTAGCAGATGGTGCAGTTACCTCTGCAAAAATTCTTGACGGAACTATTGTTGATGCTGATATTAACGCATCTGCTGCAATTGATTGGACCAAACTTGGTATCTCTTCAACCGTATCTTCAACAGAAATTGGATATGTTGATGGCGTTACTTCTGCAATTCAAACACAGTTAGACGCTAAGGCTTCTCTTTCAGGAGCAACATTTACAGGCGCAGTATCTGGAACAGACTTAACGCTTTCTGGAAACTTAACGATTAATGGAACTACAACAAACCTTAACTCAACTAACCTTGTTATTGAAGACAAAAACATTGTTCTTGGAGATACAGGAACTCCTACTGATACAACTGCAGATGGCGGAGGTATTACACTTAAAGGCGCAACAGACAAAACCTTTAACTGGGTAGATTCTACAGATTCTTGGACATCTTCCGAGCATATCAACCTTGCTTCAGGAAAAGATCTTAAAGTAAACGGAACTTCAGTTATTAGTACAACTGCTGGTGGATTTATTTTTACCGACGGTACACAAACAAAAGAAGGTGTTCCATCACGGACATCAATTATTCAGAAGACAGCAGAATACACCCTTTCAGCAGCAAATGAAAGAGACTCATTAATTGAAGTTTCACATACAGGCGGAACTGCAGTTAAGGTTTTAATTCCAACAGACGCTACTTTTAACTTTCCAATTGGAACATCAATTGACATTCTTCGAACAAATACTGGAGCAGTAACAATTGAAGCAGCAACGCCAGTAACAACAACAGTAAATGCAACTCCTGGATTAAAACTTCGTGCACAATGGTCATCAGCAACATTGTTTAAGAGAGCAGCAAATCTTTGGGTTGTAATGGGAGATTTGTCAGCATAGTAGTTTAATATAATAGAAAAGAGGAGTAAAAATGGCAGTTAGTAAAAAAAGAGGTATCAAGTCTTCAGCACAAGATAACTTTTTGCAACCAGATAACGTTACTTCTTTAAGTGGCACAAACGTAGGAACATCTCGTCCTTATCTTGCTACCGCTAATACTACTTCAGCAGCATCAGCAGCAGGCACAGGTGGGTCAGTATCTCTTACTTGGACACTTCCAGCAGGATCTCCAGCAGCAACTGGATATACTATTACTACCACTCCTTCAACCTATACAGTTAGTACTGGCTCATCTACTCCTTCCTATACTTTTCAAGGATTAGCATCTAATACTTCATACACATTTACAGTACAGGGAACAAATGCTTCAGGAACTGCAAGTGGAACAACTTCTTCTTCAGTAACAGTAACAACAGTTCCAGCAACTCCAGCAGCACCAACTATTGATACAGTGTCACAAACAGCAACAGATATTGTAACTTGGGTAGCCCCAGCAACTGGAGGAAGTACAATTACAGGATATACATGGGCATCTAATGATAGTAAAACAGGAACGGTAAGCGGATCAACCCTTTCTGCTAACGTTGCTCAAGAGGCTGGAACGGCTCAGGCATATACAGTATATGCAACAAATGCAAATGGCAACTCTTCTACATCTGCAGCATCTGCAACTTTTACAAGTTTTACTTTTACTCCATTTAGTTTTGCTCCATTTGCAGTTTTTGGTTTTGCACCATTTGGAGTGTTTGGTTTTGCACCAGCATTTAGCGTATTTGCTTTTGCACCAGCATTTAACGTATTTGGTTTTTGGCCTTACTCTTTTGGATTTTCCGTTTGGGGAGACTCTCTTGCAGTGCAAACAAAAGTATTGACTCCAACTGGAACAAAATTTATTGAAGATTTGGTTGTTGGAGATACAGTTTATGCAATGAATTTAGGTGGAAATGAAACAACAAATTGGACAGAGTGGAGTTCTTCTGATATACAATTAGATAATGATCTTGTTGTAGAAACAACAGTTATGTCAGTTACTCCTGGAACTGCTGAAAACTTTATTCATATAAATGGAAACCTTTATACTCCTGCTCATTATCTTTTAGTTAAAAAAGACGGAATTACTAAGTTTATACAGGCACCTAATATTGATACAACTTATGAGGTTTATAATTATGAGCATCAAGCATGGCTACCAATTACAACAGTAGAAGAAGTAAATGTAGAAATGGAAAAAATTTCTATAAACTGCGAGCCATACGATAACTTCTTTACTGAGAACATGTTAGTCTTTGACCGTCCTGATTACTGATATAATTAGTTATGGAAACAGAGAAAAAAATAACATTTAATTATAGATATCCAAAAATGATTGATGCTTTTCCTCAGCCAATTCCTATGTCAAAAAAATTACCAGAATGGTATAAAGATCAACCAAGTTACATTGTGCAAGAAAACAACCCTATTGATGGAATAACAATAAAAAATTGTCAAGCAATTTTTGATATTATTACTACAGGTTATTTGTTGCTATGTCCAGTAGACATAGAGATTGATACAACTGGGGATAATAAAGTTTTTAAAATTTCAGATAGTTATAAAAAATTAAAAACTCCATTAATTGGATCTCATTCAAAAGAACAAGTATCGCACTATCCATTTAATTATGATTTTTTTACAGACTGCATATTTAGAGTTAACATTGGATGGGTTGTTGAAACTGAAAAAGGATACAGTTCTTTATTTATGGAACCACAACATCAAGACTATATGCCAATGCATGCTATTGCTGCAATTATTGATACAGATGGTTATATGTCAGATGGTCTATTTTCTTTTTTTATAGATAAAGGATTTAAAGGAACAATTAAACAAGGCACCCCATTGGTGCAAGTTTTTCCATTTAAACGAGAGAATTGGGTAGCAGAGTTTAATAAAGATTTTGATATAAAAATAGTAAATGAACAAACAAATAAAGTTAGAAGTAGATTTACTGGTGGATATAAAAAATGGTATTGGAATAGAAAAACATACAAATGAAAGGAATAGAATGACAGATAGCAATCAATTAAATAAAAAACCTCATAAGTTTTTTGAAGTTTTTTTAAATAATAATCTTGATGATTTTTATAATTTTTTACTTAATGAAGAACAAAAAATGCTTAATGGAGAAATTGAAGGAATATCAAAGTCTGATGGTCAAAAATATTATGAAAAAGGAATGACGACTATCTTTTCAAATTTTTATAATCTTTTTAAATATGATTATAAAGAAATTATTAATTTAAATAATGCTTTGTTAGAAATGACACAAAATGCTTGCGACTATTATGATATTGATTTTAATAAAGAAAATTATTTAATTAAAGGTTGGTTTAACTGTGATTTAAACGATTTTCAAAATATTACTGCTCCTAAAGAATTATTTAATAAAGATATGACCTTTCATGATGATCACGAAAGAGGGATTCCAGATTTTCATGGATATTACTGCATAAATGCAGAACCATCTGTAACAATTTATAAATTAGAGTCTGGAGAATTATTTCAAAATGTTAATAAAAACAATAGGGCCATTTTGTCTGAAACTGGACTTTTGCATGGAAGAGGATATTGGAAAGAGAATTCAAAAAGAATAACTTTAGGCTATAGTATACAGCCAGCAAATTCTTTTGATGATAAAACACAAAAACTTTATACACCTTTAGTTTATAAAAAATAAAAACTCTATCTCATGTAGAAGTATAGAGTTGTTAAAAAATAAAAACTCTGCTATAATAAAACATATAATTAAATTTAAGGAGTATTATGTCTGACGTATTTTCTTTTCGCTTTTCTGATGATTTTGTAAACAAATATATTGAAATTGAACCACCATTTGGGTTCAAAGATGCAGGTGGAAACTCATTAGGAGAGATTACGTTTGTTCGTACTTATTCCCGTGTAAAAGACGATGGTACTAAGGAAAGATGGTATGAGGTTTGTAAAAGAGTAATTGAAGGCATGTACTCAGTGCAAAAGAATCATGCGAAAGAAAACAGACTGCCTTGGAATGACTATAAAGCACAGAAATCAGCACAAGAAGCATATGACCGTATGTTTAATCTTAAATGGACTCCACCAGGAAGAGGTCTTTGGGCTTTTGGTACCCCAATGACAATGGAAAAGAAAAACTCTGCATCTCTTCAAAATTGTGCAATGGTTTCAACAAGAGACATTGACCGTAACGATCCAGGATCTTTATTTTCATGGGTTATGGACGCACTGATGCTTGGCATTGGAGTTGGTTTTGACACGGTAGGTCAAGAAAAAGATCTATCTATTTATGCACCAACAGAGCCAGCATCTATATACGAAATTCCAGACACTCGTGAAGGATGGGTAGAATCTGTTAGACTTTTACTTAATTCATTTTTGAGAGTAAATCAACCAATTCAAGAATTTAACTATGATCTAATACGTCCTCTAGGAGCACTAATTAAAGGCTTTGGTGGGGTTGCTAGCGGTCCAAAACCATTGATGGACCTACATACAATGATACGTAAAGTAATTGGTTCTAGAGCAGGAGAGAAGTTTGATTCTAGAGCAATTGTAGATATTGTAAATCTTATTGGAACTTGTGTTGTTTCTGGAAATGTTCGTAGATCTGCAACACTTGCTCTTGGAAATCCAAATGATAAAGATTTTATTAATCTTAAAAATTCAGAAGTATTCCCAGATCGCAACTCTTTTGATTCAGAAAATCCAGGATGGGCATGGATGAGTAATAACTCTATCTCTGCTGAAGTTGGAACTCATTATGAAGATTATGTAGATTTAATTGCAGATAATGGAGAGCCTGGTTTTATTTGGCTTGATGTTGCAAGAAATTATG